CCTGTCTACGGTTTGAGTTTTTTCAACCGTGGGAGAGCCAAAGCCCTCACAAGCATCAATTTAAGAATACAACATATTAACATGCATGTCAACTATGTCAACGAAAAATAAAAAATAATCGCAAAGTCAAACAAAAACAAAAAGTATCTTATTCATAATCCCGTTCATAGTAAAAACCATAACTCTTTAAAATACCGAATGATGCAGAAATACTTAGGTAGCTCCGTAGGCTGATGCTCTATCCAGTTGAGCTACAGGCGCAATACCAATGGGTTATGACATTTGTCGTCTAGAAACTGTCCAAAAATATCTTTATCTTTCTTCAGAAATCTTTATATTTTTTTAGATATTTTTAGGTATGACATTCATAATTTATTCATAATTTGAAAGAACGTTTTTAAAGCCTTATTTAAGCCTTGTGGAAGCCTCAAGGCGCTACAATCTGCTCATTAAGGGGGAATTATATCATCCCCACTGTTTTAGGCAAGAATATTTTGATTTCTTATATAGATGTGGCCCCAATAAATAAATATCCGTAGTTCATGCACTTTAACAAAAGGCAAACAAACTGCTCTTCTACTGATGCTGGCAAAGGGTTTTTAACCCCCATGATAATTGTGGCCGAAGATGCCACCGCTTGGCAGATAAGCAAAGTGACAGCCTTTGCGCCAAACCCTGCGCCCCAAGCCAACACAGCACCTGCCGCAAGGCTTCCTAAGGCAAATACAGTACGGCGCATAATCTTTTCGCTCGTTGTGTCTCCGCCATATCCTAAACAGCGTGACCCGATCTCTGGTCCTAAAACAAGAATAAACTGCCAAGCCCATGTGCCTGTAAAAATAGCAAGAATGTTAATACCAAGCGTTTGGATCCCTGCGCCTAAAAATCTTCGTTTCCACTTTCCGTCTCTGCCCCCAAGCATCCATAAGAAGCAATCAATAACGCAAATCCCAAGCGCAATCGCCGCTAAAGTTCCTAAGGTTGTTTCGCTCATAATTCCTTAACCTTTCTTTAACTTGCTTTTTATAAAGAAACCAGCAAGCATCGTAAAAATAGACCCAACAATCCCTAATATCGTTCCTTGATTCTTGGCCACCCGCGCTCCTTTAACCGCCTTTTTATTCGCCTCTTGCTCAAGCTCAAGCAGACTTCCGGCGTAAAGAACTTTTAGATCATCATCCGGCACAACAAACTCCGTAAGGATTGTATAAGCCGGTTTCTGAATAGCCTTAAAAGCAACACCCTTCGGGATAGTCCACATGACCTCTTTTGAAGTTAAAATTGCAGGCAATTCCTTTTTAGCCGTTGAACAACCAAAACAAAAAATGCACAACAAAAAACAAAATAAGATTTTATTCAATGTCTGGAAACGCATGTCTTAGCTCCTTCATTCTTTTGCGAATTTGTGACGCTAACAAATCCTCATTTTCTTTTAAGGCCTGCCCGAGTAATTGCACAAGCCTATCAAGCTCATTCACAGCATCTTCTTTGCGCGTGGGTATCTTTTTGTTGATAATCCCTGCTACTTCAGCTATAAGTTTAACAACGGACATCTTTCACCTCAAAATTTGATACTGATGATCTTTGCCCCTGCGCCATAGTCGCCCTCGCCTATTCCGTCACCAGACCCGATATTTCGCAAACCATAATAAACAAACGGCTGAAACTCAATATATTCAAGCAATGGAAACTTAACCCACTTTCCAAGATTAAATAGTTTTATGGAAGCCAACACGCCTACTTCGCTTGAAGGCACATACATAGCATCAAGGTTGATACGGTCATTAAAGAACGATATGACCGTAAAACTCATGGCATACTTGACAAAGTTTGTATCCCAAGAATATAAGACAGCTTGGTTAAGGCAGGGCAACTTGGCGATTAAGGTTGATAAGTCTAACGTGGCTGATTTACCCTCTTCAAGCGCTGTGGGAGTGGTTGTTGTAGCCACAGCTGGTGTTGTCGTGGACGCTTCTTGAGCAAAGGCTAATGAGCACAACATCAATACTGCAATAATAACGAACATGATCTTTTTCATTTCTTTCCCTCCGTATCCTTTTTAAATTGTTTATTGAAGAGCTTCTTGTCTCCGCTCACGAACTCCGCATAACCGCAGTTCTCGCAGAAAAGAAAAACAAAAGCAATGCCATTAGACCTTCCATTGAGCCTTGACCTTCGCTTTAAGTCATGATTACACATTTTTTATTTCTTTCTTGTTCTGCCAAATATAAATCTGATAGCAGAGTTCGATTGAACAGTTAAGCACCGAATCAGGAATCTTCTCAAGCCCCCTGGCTTGAATACAGTCGGTGATGTCTTGAAATACTGCTTTGCGTGCTTCCACGCTCTCAAGCCCCTTATCGGCGACATCTTTCGTAATTCGCATGAGGTCGCGATAAATAGGGCGAAGATAACCCCACATGACCCAAAGCACTTGAATAAAATTAACAATAAATTTCATCTTATCCCCCTTTGTTTTCTACGCAATGTGCCGTCAACATTTCCGATTGAATGTGTTTAAACTTTGTATCAATGATTTCAGCGGCCTGTTGAATCATCATGTATTCGGGCATAATGTATTCCTTGTTCACGTTCTCTGGGAAATGCTTTTCGAGGGCATCTTTGACAACACCAAGCGTATACTTGATAAGTTCATCTTTGGTCATTTCTTAACCCCTACCAAGCAATGTGTCCATTTTCTTATCTAAATTTTCAAGAGACTTTTTAAAATCCGCATAAGTTCTATCAGCATTGGCGTGTATTAAGCTACACCACTTGATTGAAACAAATCCATCATTTACATCTTTACGTAAAGAATCCATCTCTCCCCTATGCGCAGTCTTAACCGTATCAAGCCTCTCATAAATCCTTGTTCTTTTTTCATCACCTTGTTGCTGCGCTTCAATCAACTGTGATGCAAAGACTTTTCCCATGCTGTCTATCTTGGCGTTGGTATCTCTATCAATCTTGTACCAAAGACCAAATACGGTAAGAAAGAAGCCTGCTATTCCAAATAATATTTGAAATTCCATTTCTTGCTCCTTATTCAGACCATACGGTCGTATTCATAACAACACCGTAATTACGCGTTTCTTCATCTCGTTTATCCTGCATGTCGTCTGTCATCGCTCCGAGTCCGGATGATTCAAATGCCGTTCTGACAGCCTCGGCGACAAGATGAGCCTTCAGATAGTTTTCTGCCCAACAAACTATTTCTACAAAACAATTATCTAGTCCGCTCTCCCCGTCTAAGCTTTTAACAGGGACAATGTTGGTCGTATAAACAATGGCTGGCACTGCGCCTCCTTGCGGCAATTCGATCGGATAAATTCTGGTGGAGACAAGGCTAGTGATCCCTGCATTTTCTGATAATAGTTTATAAATATCTGATTGAATCATGGTTGCCTCACGATTTTAGCGATTTTGTCGGCAAGAACTGTCTTAAATCTTTCTAGGGCTATTCCCTTACCAATATGAAATGCTTCTTGAATAAAATTAAAGCTTGTCATAAACTTTGTACCAAACTCAAGAAAAGTCCAATAATAAGCATCCAGATTTCTTTTAGACATCTTAAAGCCGTGCCTGACTCCAAAAATAATATTTTCCTTGAATGGATTGGGCTTTGACATGGTTTTTATATACATTGCCCTCCTTAATCTTCCTGTCTTTTCTGGTGCTAGGTTTTGTGCAGCTCTTTTTACTTCCTTGGCGGCTGCAACAAGAGCTCCTTTTAAAGCCTGCCTGCCGATCTTAGGTCCAAGCGCTATCATTTTCTTTTCAAGTTCTTTTAGCCCTAAGACCTGAACATAATCGGCATTAGGCATTAATGACGCCCTCCGCGCACATGAGCCACAATTCTCTATGGTTTTCTTTATGATCAATAATATTTTTGATAAAATACGTCTTACCGCTATATTCAGCTTTCATCCCAACAGAGATGTCAGAACGGTATCTGATCCTTATCTTGGCTGTAATCTCACTCTGAACTTGTTGCTGTGCCCAGAATTCGCGGCCGGAAAGAGGCTCTATGGCAGCCCAAACAGTATCCAGCTCTTCCCAGCTCGTGTTAGGCTGGCCGAAAGAGTCCACAGCAGGGCTTCCTGTCACAAGGTGTGATATTTGTATTCTTTTGTTAAGAGTTCCGGCTTGCATTATATCCCGATCTGTAACCTGTATGGTGCTAAGAGGTTTGCAAGAGTTTGGTTCATGCTCAATGGCTTATCAGTTTGAGCCTCTCTGTTCTCATACATGTCAGCTATTTGCATAAGCATGGCAGTTTTAATTGTCATCGGTAGCTCCTCAGATTGCAATGGGCTCTCCCCTGGAGCGCTATACCCTGCGATAAATTTAACGCGTAACGAATCCCCGGCGTCTGATGTTTCCGGCCAAGAGTTGACAGGAGTGATCATTCCCGGGGCAGAATCGCTGACAATATATTCATCAACGCTGAGCGTTTGCTCTACATTGTTTCCGTCGAGATATTTAATTGATGTGACAGATATCAAAGGTGCTGGAAGAACAATAGGCGATCTGCTATAAGGAAATCCGTTGTCACGAAATTCTAATGTTTGAACGCCTATCCTGCGGAATAAATATTCTTCGCATAATACACGCGAAGATGTGATAAGAGATTCAATGATGCTCTCTTCTGATGAAGAAAATTCCGCCCGGATGAATGCAGCGGTCTCTTCTACAGTTATGATTTCCTCTGGAGCAGTGATCAGTTTAAACATAGGGCCACCTCAAGCTTAACTTTGTTAAAACATTCAAGTGCTGTGTCTCTTGTTGAGTTTATAACCTCAACATTTTCTCCTTTGAGATCCTCCGCGAGCTTCCAGAAATTTTTTACCCAAGCCTTGATCGGCATATCTTTATTTAGTGGTCCTGGATGATCTCCGTGCCAATGAGACTTACGATCGTCACTGCGGCGCATGTCAAAGCCAAGAAGAATGACCCTTTTTGCTCCGAACAAATAAGCAAGGTTGATAGCCTGATATCCGCTATTGGCGCCATAATGGATCTTATCCCTTCCTAACCCGCAAGCCCCGTCAGCTTCTATCCTATTGATTCCATACTTTGACGCGGCAGGAACGTCTTGTGTCCACAGCTCTCCACTGAATGTCAAAAGAACATTTTCAATATACCTATCCCACCATTCCCCGTCGCAAGCGTAAAGGATGTCAGCCCATAAAGCCAACTGATAAGACGTGTTTATGACAATGACCTTACGGTCTTTGTCTTGCTCGCGCCACTCTTTGACTTTTTGGCAGTCTGATGCTTTGAGGCTTGGGCCGCTTGCGATGACTGCCCATTCACTATATTCACTCCGACGGGGTAAGAAAAAGATGGTTGTCCAGAAGCCTTAAGGGCTTGGGCCGCAGAGTATTTCTCTGCGAGCCCAGCCTTAATAAGCATTGTGGCATAACCATCGTCAGCATCCAATATACGCCCTTCCTGGACATTGCCTATTCCAAGTTTTGAGCTTATAAATGGACGTTTAGCGATAATCTTCATGCCTTACCTTTCTTTTTCAGACAGTCAAACTAGACGGTCAAGTTGCCGTAATACACAGATGCCGGTCTTAGGCCGCCAAGAACGCCTCTCTTCTCAGCCCTGATCGTGATCAGGTTCTGCTGGAAGTTTGTGTCATCGCTTTCTGACATCTCGACAACAGTTTCCTCGCGTGTGAGATACATAAAGGCGATATCAAACGCACCAGCAAGCAGCTTGTCTGCTGTCATGCTTGGTGTTAAAGCGATCGGCTTGCCCCAGATCGTAGGAACGATCGCTCCGAATGGAGACCCGACAAGATAATTTTTATCATCATCCTTTAAGCGTTCAATAGCTCCCCATGTCGCAGGGTTCATGATGACTCCGTTTGCCGGATAATCCGCAGCATCAAGCGCTCGGATAGCACGATTTAATGAATCAATCGCGGTATCACCGGAAGTTGGCGTAAACGCCGTAAAGTTAGGCGAGACAGTCATACCAATAAGGTTCTGGCCGACTCCGCTTCCAGCGACGATTTCAGTTTCTTCGCGCAAATCAACGCCATAGCGTAAACGATTCTCAATATAAGCAACCAGCGCTGGAGCATCGTTCATAATCTGGCGGGAAATCTTCAGCCAGTGTGCGATAGTTACAACAGGAGCGGAATACAATTCAAAAGTCAAGACGCTTTCTGGCTTTGAAGCTCCTTCAGCGGTTTCCGCTGCGTTATTCGTGAATAACAACTCACGGGTAAACTCAACCGCATTGCTAATTGTATTTCCGCGAGCAATGAGATCCTTTACACGCAACGCGCGAAAAGCTCCTGAAACAATTCCAGGTCTGCGATCTGCTGGGA